GACGAGTTCTTACTTTGGGCGGTTTATTGCTCCTAGGTAAGTAGAACAAAAGCTCGTCGCCAATCGCAGGGACGTACTTACTGAGCTGATTCCATTGCTCAGGGGCAGTTAACTCGAAGGTATCGCGTTTAATTGCGACACCCGTAAGATAGCCCCCACACACTAAAGGAACCGCAAAGGCTTCGGCTGCTTTTGGCAGCTGAACTAGCGGCTTCTCCAATGTGAGGTACGTATATCTCCGCGAACACCCGGTAGTCTGTATCCCCTGATCGGGGTTTAACCACTCGGGTACGAGGTGGGCTTTGCCGTCTATAAGCGACCGAAGGAATGATAGTGTTCGGTGTAAGGGTAACTTCTCCCTCGCACTCCACGTCATCACTTGGTTTATTACAACATAGACGTCGGGTTCCGCAGCAAGTGACTTCACATAGAAAGGAGTAACATCTACCCCGTTTAGGAAATCACCACCGCAAGACTCGCGAAAAGGACCTGCACTGTAAGACTTGTCTAAATTAACGACAAGCCCCGCCTTTGTCAAGACATCCACGAAACCATCGTACTCGTACGTAGGGATAATAATATCGTCCCCAAATACGCAAGTGTTGGACCAGTCAATGTACAGACTAGGACCACCACGAGTACAACGGAAACCGTAGATCAGAGCCACGATCAGCAAAGTCATAAGGGGAAAAGTAAAACCGTTCCCCATGGTGCTGATCATATGCAGCTCTACTTGTACACCGACCTCCCTAGCTTTACCATCGCCAGGGATTGTAATCACGGGCGACCTGAGCTTCATTAACAGGTCGAACCATGAACTCGGCATAAGGGCACGTACAAGATCAAGACTGATCATATCGCTAGCAGATTTCAAGTCAAGGGTAGCAACATCCCCTAACAATGACCCGCGCTTGGCCATAGCCACGTTCTTAGGCTGTTGGTTGCGAATGTCCAGTCCGATATGCTTAAGGGCCCCTTCAAGATACATGCCTGCAGCAAGCTGCAGACACATGTTCCCGGAGGGCTCAATAGCAATTGTACGTTCAGTGTCCTCGTTTTTGGGTACTGTTGTTAGTCGAGAACCTTCGACCTGCTTAGTGCCCTTAACCCCTTCACGGCCATCTCTGGCAACGAAGTAAGGGTTCATACTACGCAGTTTATG